ACCATTGAAAGATTAATTCCATATAATTTTGATCAAATTATAGTTTTATTTAATTCTTTCACCCCCGCTGGCCCTTGCGCCAGCTATACTTGCATCTTTCGATTCATTTGCAAGTGAATTTTTAGTAATCTTTAAGTGCTTTAATTTTACAGGTAAAATACATTCCTTTGGATATGCGACCGCACATCGCTAGCCCCATAAAATGATTTTCTAAGATGATTTCCAATTTTCTTTCAATCCTTAAAACCGATAACCAAATTTGCAATGCAACTGACATTCTTCAGTCAGAGGTGGATGCCTCGAACCTTATCACTCATAGTGGTAAGGAAAAAGAAATGCGTCGTGCTAAGTACAATCGCACCGCAGCTGCAAACAAAATCAGTAAAATTAAAAGTTCTAACATGTCCGATTTAGCGAAAACCATTCGCATTGACGACATTAAGTATAAAGCAGATCAGAGAAAGAAACACTCTTTCTCCCATTTTAAAACCCACAGCGGACTGTCTACTTCTGTAGACAGTCTTCGTGAGCTTTCACAAGCTCAGGGTATGGATCTGCCGGATGAGATCTTTTCTAAGATCGAAGGCTTCACACTTTTGTGTGCAGCCCTTATTGAGTGTAGATCATACACTCAAGCTCTATCCATCTTTATGCTCTATCTTAAATCTCACTACAGTGAGTCGCTTATTATTAAAGGCTCTGAAGCCTTTAAAGCGCTATTTCAGGAGGATGAAATAGTTTCCCACTCTTCTAAACCAGAGTGGATTGAAATCCTCCGCGATGCCACTACTAATTGGCGTATGGTTGTTACCAACCCCGTCTTTAAGAAGTTATCTTCTTTGATTAGTATTTGTATTACACTTGGTCTGTGTGATGCCGCTTCCTTTGAATGGAAGATGGGTAACGTTAAAGTTTTTTCCATTGGCGCGTGCGAACGCCATTTCGGAGCCGTTGACCTTATTGATGCTGCCATTGAGACAGTTTCGTACTTTGTTGAAGGTGGATACCAGTGCTTTGTCTCTGGATCCCTTCGACCTCTCCTTTATACTGACGTGCGTGCACGTGAGTTTGAGGAGAATTATACTATGCTCGTTTCTAATCTTGAGCATGTACGAACTGGTAACCTTAAGAAGTTAGCCAATATGGATGACAACGCTTACGCGTTTTTGTTGTCCAACACCTTAGATGAAGTCGATGCTTTATATGACTCAGCTAAGGGCACGTGGGAGAAGAAATTATTCTTCGACCGACGTGCCGCCCTCAGGAAACTGAAAACCACCTTTGACGCTATCCGCGTACAAGGTGGTATTCGGGTTGCTCCCTTCACTGTTAATATTTTCGGTAAGTCTGGTGTAGGTAAATCTACACTAGCTACTATTACCATGATCGTTGGCCTTAAATCCAACGGATATGGTGCCGAAGATGAGCTTTTATGCACCCTGAATGAATCGGACAAATTTATGTCCAACTATAGATCTTATATCAATGGAATTTTTATTGATGATATCGGTAATACCAAACCCGATTTCGTGGAGAAGGCTCCCACAAATAAGATCATTGAGATTTGTAATAATGTTAGGCAGTATGCTAATATGGCAGAGGCCGATCTTAAAGGAAAAGTTTCTATTGAACCGCTCCTTGTAGTTCTCACCACTAACATTAAGACGTTGAATGCTGGAACCTACTCTGTTGAACCAGTGTCAATCTCACGCCGCGCACATATTACTGTTACGTGCAAGGTAAAACCCGAGTTCTGCTCAACGGGTATGGCCGGTTCTGTTGGCCAACAACTAGATTCTGCGAAAGTGGAAGCTTTTTATACTGATGAAGATGGTGTCATTGACATTCCTGTAATCCCCGATCTTTGGGATTTAACAGTTGAGCGTGTCGTGCCCATCCCACAACCAACATCATGTGATCAGACAATGTTCGAGGTCTATGAACATAAAGGAAAGAAGCTGGAAAATTGCTCCATCCTTGACTACCTCGACTTTATGATCGACTTGTCGCGAGACCATTACGCTCAGCAGGAGCGATTGGTTGAGCGCACCAATAATCTAC